ACATGTTCTCTGTCCACACCGACACGCAACTCCAGTTTAGTTTTGACAATGGGCCAGAGCTTGCGTTAACAGCGGTTACAGAGCAGCAGATACAAGAGACACATCAACTGTATAGAGGGCTTTCAATACTTTCGTTAAACATGTTTGCAGGGAAAGGCGTGCAAGACTTGCGTAACGTTACCGCCTTCGTTACTCAAGGTAAACAAAGCTACAGGGTCGAGGATTTTACTAAATCTTTCTCTGGCGAAAGCACAAGTTTTGCACCCGACATTTTTGTAGATACTGTTTTGGACAAAGAAAACGGAATTGGCAAGTACGCCCCAGCTGCTGCTTTAGATCAAGAAAGTTTAAAACTAGCTAAGCTGTTTTGCCAAAACAACAATTTACCTGTAGAGGAAGAGGAAGGCTCCCCAGTTAGTTTATTTATGGATGGCGTTATTGCAGATAATTCTGCATGGCGCGAGTTTTGGGTAAGTACAGCCCCGTTTAGCCTGCTTGAATTTGCGAGAAAAAACGGAAAAGAAACGCTTATTCCTGCACTGCCTACACGTAATAATGGCAAGGCAGCCGAAAACGATGGTCGTCCTATTCCTTTGACTATTTCTGCATTATTCACGACAGGCAATATTCTTGAAGACTCGTACAAAGAAGAGTTTTTAGATTATGGAGCCAGTACTCAGGACTTGATCGCAAGTATTATTTACAGGGAAGAATCAACGCAATCAATATTTCAGCGCAAAAGAACAGTTGACGTAAGAAGAGCAGATACGTCAATAGGAGAGGACACTACCGCAATCAAAGAAACGTTTGACGTAAGCGGTTTTGTTACCACGCGGCAACAGGCAATCTTGTTTGGCAAGCTGTTGGTAAACCAGCGCAGGTTTGTCAGGCGCGGCATTGAATTTAAAACGTTCCCATCAATCAACCCAGTTGAGCCTGGAGCATTTATCTATGTTGATATTGGCCTGACAAATTGGGAAAGAACGTCTTCTGGGGTTATTGGCGAAGGCGGAGCACTGAACTCGCCATTGCAGGACAGCATTCGGAATAACAATTACAACTTTTTAATTTACGATCGAGACGCCAGCAAGGTGTCTGCTCAAAGTTCAGTAGCGGTGCAAAACGGAGTGGCATTATCACTTGCTGGCAAGACTGGAAGCTTGTACGTGATGGGAATTGATTCAGGCAAAAAGCGTGTTTTTAGGATTACAGAAGTAGAGCTAGACGAAGAAGGCGAAGTAACTGTAAGAGCCGTCGAGTACCCGTGTGACGATGAGGACCGTGCTTTGATTGCGGACTTTAGGCCCAGCCAGTTTGAGGTAAGCTAGTATGAGATTACTGTTCTTGATCTAGGGAAGCGATGGCCTTTTACACCGGACGCAAAGGTTCATTAACTATTCTCGATGGAACGAACGATGAAAAAACGGTAGCTAAAATTCGCGACTGGTCAATTGAAACTACTTTAGAGCTTTTGAGTACTAACGATATTTCTAGTGCCGCAAATACGTTCGTCCCTGGGGTTAGCGGGGCTACCGGTAGTGCTACTTTGATTTACTATAAAGTTCCAACTGCCGACAATGCAACTTTTACTGAGTTTACTGTTTTATTAAATAAAATTATGAAAAAACGCTTCCCTGATGAGTCGCCTACACCGGTTGAAGCTAGCGATAAGGTGCGGCTCCTCCTAAATGCTGGAGGCACTAAAGACGACATCAGATGCGATGTTTATATCACTTCAGCAAGTATTTCTGTCTCGACAGGAGAATTGTCCGTAGTTCCGATCAACTTTACAGTTGATGGAGGCTTTGTTGAAACGATTCAAACAGGAGAAAATTAATTGACTTTTTTCCTTGGAACCCAGGGCAGAGTTCGTTTGCGCCGAGGGACAGAGGTCATTCTTGGCAAGCTAAATGAATCAGTTAATACTGATGACATCAGTACTGTGCTTAATCGCGTTGGAACAAAAGACGGGATAGAAAACCTATTCACGGGAGACAAGGTTGATTTTGAGACATCTGATTCACGCAATCTTTTGTTTATCCCAGCGTCCAACTGGTCTTCTGGCACAATACAAGACACTTATAGCACCTTTGTAAATGTAAATGCTGTAGGTGGATTGCGCCTTTATCCAACATTTGCCGACGCGGTCAATAACAATCGTTCAAATGAAATTGCGTTGCAAGCCTTCACGGGCGACCCTATTGATTTAACAATTACTGTTAGAGATGTTGACTCTAATATTCTCGGCGACGTCACAAGCTTTGAATTTAATGCAAGTCGTGAGCGAGTCGATGTAACCGCGCTATCCGATAAATTTAAGAATCAATACAACGCTGGATTAATTAGCGGCAGCGGTCGCATTGAATGTCTGTTTAATAACAAGACTGATGGGGTAGCCGAAAATCCTTTGTTGATGTTGCAATTGATTCAAAGGCTCGACTTGGGAAGCTCTTTTGATTTGTTTTTGTATTTAATAGATAAAGAAATACTTCCTACTGAGCAAAGCGTTTTTTATGCACTTACGGCTGTTGTTACCAATGCTGGAGTCAAGGTTGACGCTGGCGATGTAATTAGCTGTACTTTGGATTTCATAACAACTGGTGAGCTAAGGCTTGTTGTTGGAGCGTTGGTTGACTTTATCCTCAAGGAAGACAACGATCGGATCCGTAAGGAGCAAGATCTGAACTTCCTACTGAAAGAGGTTACGGATTAAACTGAGCGCAAGTACCCCTGGCATAAGGAGCTGAGCCTTGGCTGACCAAAGAATTACGCAGCTTAACGAGCTGTCCAAGGCTGGGGTTGCAGCAATTGACGTGCTGCCCATTGCGGACATTAGCGGCTCTGAGACCAAGAAGGTTACGACAAAGAACCTGATTGATGCTGGTCTTGACCTGATTGATGCCAGCAGCATTGATTTAAACAAGCTTGACCAAAGCAGCTCGACAAAGCTAGGGACCGCCTCGGTTGCTGATGATGCAATCACTTATGCCAAGGTCCAAAACGTTTCAGCAACTGACCGCTTGCTGGGGCGTAGCACCGCAAGTGCGGGCATCATTGAAGAAATTATTTGTACGGCTGCAGGCCGTGCACTGCTAGACGACTTAAGCGCCGCAGCGCAGCGAACAACGCTAGGGCTTGGCACCATTGCCACTCTTAACGCTGACGGCTCAACCCTTACAAACCTGACTGTTACCAGTGGCACGATCACTGGTATCACAGACATCACTGTTCTGGATGGTGGAACGGGGGCTAGCAACGCCGCGAACGCACGGGTAAACCTTGGCGTAGTTATTGGGACAAATGTTCAGGCTTATGACGCTGGTCTGCAATCAATTTCAGGGCTAACGACTGCTGCAAACCAAGGTATTTACGCGACTGCGTCTGACACGTATGCAGTCTTTTCGTTAACAGCAGCAGGCCGAGCGTTACTTGATGATGCAGATGCTGCAGCCCAACGCACCACGCTGGGGCTTGGGACGTTAGCAATACAAAGCGGCACATTTGCAGGTACGCACTCCGGCACAAGCTCCGGCACTAATACAGGCGATCAAACAATCACACTGACGGGAGCTGTCACTGGCACAGGCGGTGGATCGTTTGCGACAACACTTGCAGGCAATATTGTCGGGACAAGCAACATTGTTGATGACGCCGTTAGCTACTCAAAAATTCAAGATGTAAGTGCTACTAACGTAATATTAGGCCGTGCATCTTCTGGCGCAGGAATAGTCGAACAAATTAGTTGCACCGCAGCAGGTCGTGCATTAATCGATGATGCTAACGCAGCAGCACAACGTGCGACGCTAGGCCTTGGAACGTTAGCCACTCAAAGCGGCACTTTTAGCGGTACACATTCAGGCACAAGTAGTAATACTAATACAGGTGATCAAACGATTACTTTGGCAGGTGTTGTCACCGGCAGCGGCACGGGCTCTTTTACGACAAGCTTTGCTGCTGGAGCTGTCAATAGTGCTGCTATTGCATCGGATGCAGTTACTTATGACAAGTTTCAAGATACAACTAGCACTGATGTAATTCTTGGACGCAGCACTGCAGGCGGTGGAACGG